GATTGGCCCGATGTGGATTGAGCCGATGTGGAGGGCGAACATTAACAGGAATGCCATCATGACGATTTCCTTTCGGGTTTCGGTTTGGCCGGTCGGCCTGCGGGGTTGCGGTTGTTATTGGCTGATCCTGGCCGTTTCCGTTTAGCTATTTCGCGCTGGCGTTCCTTGAGGATCGCGGCCGGATCGATGGGAGTTCCACAGGTAGGGCAGTTCAATTTCGTACCTCGCCCATTGCGATAGTGGTTGCTACGACGTTTCTCTCTGTGACCATCTGACCGCAAAATGCATGCTGTGATTCGTAGGTGATGCTTACCAGTTCATCTTTGGAGTTGTAAGTACGGAATACGTCAGTGACAGTGCAGAGACGCTTGGCTTTTCCGCGCGTCCAGTACTGGGTTCCGATTCTGTAAGGCGTAGTAACCATTGCTGATCCTCAATTCTTGCCAGAGCTTACGTACTCTGGCCGAACGGTGCCACCGTCACGCTTTCCCTACCGGAGAAGAGATAACGGCAGGGTAAGGTCAAGCCTTGATGGTTCCGCCGTTGGGACCGCATTCGCCAGCGATATAGCTCAGCCAGCGATCGCGCATAAAGTGATAGTTCTGTGAACGGCAGAAGTTGGCGAGGCTATCAATCTGAGCCTCTGTGAACTGGTCGTCGCAATAGTCTGCGTTATGTTCCCGGATGGCATCTGCGAGTGCGATAAAGTCTTTCTTCGACATGGTTTTCTCCTCATTTTTGACTCTTGGCTGAGCCATGGTTGGGGGTCCAATATTGGACAGGTCAGGCGGCCTTGGCGTATTCCTCGTTTTGCATCTGGACAGCCTTGGAGAACAGTTCTTGCCAGCGAAGGTCGGCATATTTGATACCGTCCCGCATGTCGTCTAGCCAGAACGTGCGCATCGAATCCTGTCCATCCCTGTTCTTGAACGTTTCAACAATGACGGCATCCCGCATCCTTGGAGAGAACGCAATCAACCAGACGTAAGAATCGCCATTGTCGTAGATAGAGCCGACACGCTGTGCTGTTTTGTCGAGGACAGCCTTGAGCGCGTGGTGGTATGCAAGTGACTGTCTCTGTGTGTGATTTGCTACATCGACTGCTGCCTGATGCGCTGCCGAACGTTTCATTTTCTCTTCTCATTTCCGGGATGTTTGGCTAGCATCCCTTTGTGCTGTGATTACAGCGTGTTCAGGATTCGGATTGCTTCGTTGATTTCTACCCAACCGCAAACGGGATCGACGATAGTTTTGCGGCGGGAGTAAAACACGCGAACGATGCGAATAAGCCCACCTTGAACTTGCGTGCTGATGTTCGGCTCAGAGCGTTCTTTTGCTGCTCTCGTAGCGTCCACTAACGCGCCGAGCCCGTGCTCGTAAGCCCAATACCGTGCCTTTTGTTCAAGAGTCATTTTCTCTTCTCCTGTTTTGGCTGTGATTCATTCAACTTGGCCGGTTATTTCTCTTCTCCGCAGCGGACGCAGTGTCCCTGAAAGAATGCGGACAATCCTTCCGGCATGCGATGCACACAAGCGGAGGGCTTTCCAAGGCGGCTGAAAATGCGAAGTGCTATCTCCATTGCCGATTTCGTGTCCAGAAAGGCGTTATCTTCCCGAACCATCAGCAGAATCTCGTTAAAGTGAAAGGTCGGCATCTCAAATTCCCTCATCAACAAATACAGTATGAATCTAGCCGGATAGATTGTCAAGGGGAATCTGAACTATTTTCAGCGAGGTGATAAACTGTCTGCAATATGGCAGTTGGCGCACCTTCAACCTACAAAGACTCAACCGCTCTTTCCATCTGCGAACAAATCGCTTCCGGAAAAACACTCCGATCTATTTGCAAAGACAAGCAAATGCCTGCGCTTTCTACCGTTTTCCTCTGGCTATCAAAGCACAAAGAGTTCTCGGATCAGTACGCACGCGCGAAAGAAATGCAGATGGAAGCGATGGCCGAAGAAATCCTGCAAATAGCTGATTCTGCGGATGCTGAGACTTACAATCCAGCTCGGCTCCAGGTTGACACGCGGAAATGGTTGATGAGTAAAATGGCGCCCAAACGTTATGGCGACAAGATCGAGCACACCGGCGACCTGTCCATCAAGACTGTTCTTGTGCCTTCGCCAGCTAAGGAACTAGAGGCCCGGCCGCCAGCTCTGCCGGCGTTTGATGATGATCCTACCGAATCTTGATCACCATAGGTGTACACTGATGGTGCATGAAGATACAGACCTGCCTGCGATGCCAGGCACAATGGTGCAGCCGAACTGATGTCCCGTATCGTTGCGGGAAGTGCAAGACGCCTTATTGGGACAAGCCGATTAAGAATGCTGCGATGCCTGCTCCCAAGCCAGTCGCAAGCCCCGTCAAGGGAATCCCTTCCCTGCCTGCCGGAGTGTCGTTAGGGATGCCTGCTGCGCCCCCGCCAATGGCCGATATTCGGATGTGTCCCTATAAGGAGTTCGATCCAGAGCTTGGGGAGTGGTTTGCCTGCGGCCGTCCGGTACACGATTACAAGGTGAAGCACACGCGCGGTCGGCGGATTTAGGAGGATCGATGCGATACGTTAAAGCTATGTATGCTCTGTCGGTCATGTGCTTTGGGACGCCGAGGCATGGCTACAACTTTGTGGTTGGGTTCACGGGGAAGCCTACACGCTGGCAGAGGCTTGCTATGTTTGTTGCCAGTATTCCCTTTGCGTTAAGGAATGCATGAGCGCGATCGTCAATGGTGTGTTGGACGTCAGCAAGCTCTGGGAACCCACGGCAAAGAATAAGGTTATCCGGCGATCGTCTGCTAGGAACAGGTTGCGGGTGGGCGGGACGGGGTCCAGCAAGTCATCAGACGCGATGATGGAGATGGTGACGGACTATCTGCTTAGGTTTCCGGGATGCTTTGGGCTGATCCTGCGGACGACCATGCCGGAGCTAGAGCGCAGCAATATACCTAACTTCAAGGCGTATGTGCCTAGCGAGTTGTATAGCTATAACGATACCAAGCACATAGCGACTTTCTACAATGGGTCGAAGCTGTTCTTCTCCCACATGCAGTACTTCTCGTGGAAGGAGATGGAGGCTTATCAGTCTTCGAGCTTTCCTGTCATATTCCTTGATGAGTGTGGTGGGTTTCCTCTGCAGGTCTGGCATTTCTTTCAGGCCCGGAACCGTGTGAATCCTGAGTGCCGGCAGGATTCGGAAGGGAACTGGCCTGTACCGTGTCAGTTGGGGGCGACTAACCCGATTGGAGCGTTCTGGGCTGAGTACCACGATTACTTTGTGCGGAAGTGTCCTGACGGGTTGCCGGAGGGTACGCGGAAGGATAAGAACGGGAGGTACTGGAGTCCTGTGCGGGGACCGGCGAGTGATGCGAAGGTGGCGGAGGACTGGCATCTGGAGTACGACCCGTATGAGTGGGATTACGTTCATTCGACGATTATGGATAATCCGCACATGCTGGCGAAGGACCCGGGGATTGTGAGCCGGTTGAATGCGATGCCGAAGGAGTTGAGGGAGAAGTTGCTGGACGGGTTGCTGGACACGACGGTGGGTCAGTATTTCGATGTGTTTGACCCGGGGTATGATGTGGTTAATTTGCGGGATGATCCTGAGTCTGTGATCTGGCAGTATTGGCAGCCCAGGTGGCTGGGGTGGGACTGGGGGAGAGCTCACTGGAATGCGGTGTTTTGGTTTACGAAGGCGTTGGTGAGACGGGGTGGAGGGGAATACCGGCTGAAGACTGTGTGCTACAGGGAGTATGTGGATCGGGGTCGGGATTACGTAGAGATGGCGGATGTGGTGGCGCGGTATACACGGATGGGATTGCCGTTGCAGGGGGAGCAGGAACCGGGTAAGAGAGGGATGGATTACCGGGCAGCGTATTTCAGTCATGAGAAGTTCGCCAAGCAGATGGAGGCTGAGAGTCCTGCGGCGAAGTTGAGCAAGGAGTTGATGAGCAGGGGATTGCAGGGTGTGACGCGGGGGACGATGGACCGGGTGGGGAGGGCGTCGTTGCTGTATCACCTGATTAAGAGAAGGGAATTTGTGATATTGGATTCGTGTCCTGAGTTGATACGGGCGATTCCGCAGTGTACGAGGGATGAGGATAATTTAGAGGATGTGTTGAAGGTGGACACGAAGGGAGATGACTGTTATGACGGGGCGAGTCTGGGATTGTTTGGGGAGTTGGGGGTAAAGGGGAAGCCGCAGGAAGAGGTGGATCGGGAGAAGGTGGCGGCGGAGAGGGATGTACAGAACAGGACGTTGCTACAATTTCGGTTAACGATGCAGAAGGAAGCGAGAGCGAGGGCGGCGGAGGAGCGCAAGCCTGCGCACTGGGAGTGACGGGATGATTATTATGAAGGCGGACGATCCAAATCCTGAGCGCGTTGAATGTGATCAGGTCTACTCATTCATGATCGAAGCTCTTCGTGGTGGCCTGAGTGCGGAGGCGCTGCGCAATGAAGTCGAGGCCGCTATCCGGTTCGCGGATCACATGCGTGAACGTGGAGGATGGACATCTTGAAGGAGAGCGAGAAACTGGCGCAGCGGGCGTGGGTGATGCTGGTGTCGAAGGGGTGGCCGCAGGAGGCTATAACGGAGGTTTCTGACCTGCTGATTGGGGCGGGATATTGGCGGTGTTTGGAGGATCAGCGGAAGGCCGCTATATATAAGGATACGATGATTGAGAGAGCGACGAGGGAAAATTGATGGTAAGGGTAATGTAATGTACGACTTGCTGGGAAAAGGAGAGGAAAATTGAAACTTCCTAAGTATCGACGTTACCTTCGCATTGCCCGGGAGAATACGTGGTGGTCGTGGTTCAAGAC